GCCAGCGGTTGTAAATTCCCCACCAGCATACAGATCGCCAATTGGCGCAATTTCAAGCGTATAAACGATGTTGTTCATTCCACTTTCTAACGCCGACCAGGCTGAGCCGTTCCACTTGGCAATTTTGTTTACCGTTACCCCTCCAGCGGTTGTAAAGGCCCCTCCCGCGTACAGATCGCCGTTCGGCGCAACTGCTAGCGCCCGAACAACATCGTCAGTCCCACTACCCAATGCCGACCACGAAGAGCCATCCCACTTCGCAATGTAATTCACCGTTACTCCGCCAGCGGTTGTAAAGTCCCCTCCCACGTACAGATCACCGTTCGGCGCAACTGCTAGCGCCCGAACACTGTTGTCAGTCCCACTACCCAATGCCGACCACGAAGAGCCATCCCACTTCGCAATGCGATTCACAGTTACCCCGCCAGCAGTCGTGAAATAGCCTACCGCGTACAGATCACCGTTCGGCGCAACTGCTAGCGCCCGAACTTCGCTATTCATCCCACTACCCAGCGCCGACCAGACCGAGCCGTTCCACCTAGCGATTCTATTTACTGTTACTCCTCCGGCTACCGTAAACACTCCACCAGCATACAGATCACCATTTGGCGCAACTGCTAGCGCATAAATGAAGTTGTTCATCCCACTACCCAATGCCGACCATGAAGAACCGTTCCACTTAGCGATATAATTTGTCGTTACCCCTCCAGCGGTTGTAAATTGCCCTCCGGCGTATAAGTCCCCATTAGGAGCGATTGCAAGCGCCCGAACGGTGTTATTCGTCCCATTAAGAATATTGCTGTAATTGCCGTCACTGTCTTTATAGATGATGTAGTTGGCATTCGTCAGACTGTCCGCGAAGTCAAGTTCCACGCCCTCTTGATAGGCGGCTGGGAGAAGTGAGCCAAGAGCCTGGAAGGTTAGAATATCCTCTTGTAACGCAGGCGTTTGGGGCGGGTCAGTATGTGACACCTGGGGAATGCAGACAATATCAAGCGGTTCCGTAGCCTCATTCCCGCTGGAATCCGTACCCTGGAATCGTAGTACCATCGGCTGTTCAGCGCCTGCATAGTCCGGCCTGATTGCGTTCAAAATGGCGTTCTTTTTATCCCACATATCAGACATAGAACCGGTGTAGTGCAACAGTAGGCTAAAGTTTCGCGGCTTGCGGGTGTGGCCTTCATAAATTGCGCCGCCTGTGATGATATTTGTGTAGTGTTGAGAGAAGGTTCCCATCCCCAGGCCCATCACACCGGCGAGGGTGCAGTAGTCCGACATATCCAGCAGGCGTCCCCCTGCCCGTGTTTTCGCAGTTCGGTAGGACGTTGACCCGTGCCGCGTCCCGTTCCAGCCAAAGTCTTTTTGACCGCGAACGAATCCGATTGAATCGCCGTCAAAGTAGGTGGTGGCGGCAGAACCGGTTTCAAACTGGAGGCCGTCAATGTAGAAATAATCCGTTCCGGTTTCACCTGCATCCCGGACAACGTAAAGACGCCATGACTCCGTTGCGGTCGCTGTGAACGTTACCTCCAGTCGCTGCCAATATCCAGTACCGACAAAAGCCAGAGACGCTCGCTCAGTCGGCGTTGTGTTCTGCAATTGCAGTTCGTAGGATTGACCGGCAACACCCAACACGTCCACAGAGAACACATAAGCAACCCCGTTGGTAACGGAGACAGTGCCGAAGTTGGCTCCGCTTTCTGTGCTGGCGACAGGAGTAATCCGCAGAGCCCACGCCCCCCGCCGTTGATGCGTTGCTGAACGTGTAAGTGTGGCTCCACCAACCGCCGTGTACCCTGTCGTGTTGGTCTCAAGGCTCGGGTTCGTGACAAGGTTCGTCGCGGCCTGCGGGACAACGATTTTGAAATTTAAATTCACGAGTTCTGGTATGGTCATGAGTTAAAAACCCTCAACGTTTCTAGGCTCGAGATTATCTCGGCCTGATTTGCCGTAGTCGGCATGGTGACATAGTAGTTGTTTGTCGCGCCTCCTCCGCCTTTGCCAGACTCCTGTAATATCCGCTTTGCATCTGCCCTGGATAACACATAGCCGTTTTGCGAAGGCACAAACATCTCACCTCGATAGCCGTATTCTTGCCACAGGTAAGGATTGTTGGCGGATACAGGGCCGCCGGTAGGCCGCGTTGCCCTCACGTTTTCATTCCGCACCGTGTTAACCGTGTAGGTAACTCGCTGGTCTTGAAGTTTCCAGCCTTTGACATTGCTTGGGTCGTTTAGATTCACACTAACCGTCACCGATTTGTCGTGCAGGCCATCAATAGAGCCGCCAAGCGCCACAACAGCATCGCGATATTGCTCCGCCGAAATGATACCTTCATCGTATCTCTGCCGCAAGAAGTTGACCTGTGTTGCGGCGTACATGGTGTCTTCTTCTACAAGGCCCATCGCCCTAGCAAGAGCAAGAGCTTCTTCCTGTCCCAGTCCCTCGCTTGCAATTTTGTACAACAGCGACTCGGTGTACTTCTGCATCGCAAGGTTGGCGTCAACCAGCGATCCGCTCAGGTCGTCTGTGCCGGTCGCCGCCTTCTGAGCAGCCGCGTACCCCTGATCGTTTGCCAATGCCCAGTCCTCACTTAGTTGGGCAGATCGCTCGATTGCGTCGTCGTAGGCGATAATCTTCCCTGTTAGATATTCTATGTCCCCCGCGAGCGAGCCGGTAATTGTTCTGGATCTATTCTTGAGTTGATAATATTCAAGCTCAGTGATAATTCCTCTCGCATAAGCTGCGTCAAGAGCATTAACGCTTTCGGACACCTCAGTGAGGCTCTCCGCGAGCCACTTAATTGCGGGAGCGACCGTTTGTGTCAAATTAGCCTTTGCAGAAGCGGCCAAGTTATCAAACGCCGCCTCAAGCCGCATAAAGTCCCCGATGCTTTCATCGGCCGCCGACCCTACGCGCTGGATTTGTTCCTCCGCCTGTTGCAAGAAGGCCTCGTTGAAGGCTTCAGAAGCAGATAAGCCGGACGCCTCAAGCGCCTTCACCTTCTCGTCGAAGCCATCCACGCTGACACCTAAAGCGTCGAACCTCATGGTGGTCTGATTGGTCAGAGTCAAGACAAGCTGGTTCATGTTCATGTTGAGCGCGCCGGACACGGACGCGAGACGAACAACCTCATCGTGTGTCTTTGCCAGGCCCAGGCTCATAAAATCGGTGGCGGATGCCATAAGCTCAGAGTCGGAGTATATGCCCTGAGTGGCATCGCGCATATCGCCCAACAGCGCCCGCGATGTGGTATCAATGGACGCTGTCAGATTGTCGAAGCGTGATTGCAGATACTCCAATTCTGCTCCCTCGCGGGCTGTCTCGTAAACCTTCTTGACGGCCTGCACAACCCGTTGAGCTATGGCAATGCCTGAATTAAGGCCGGTTAGAACACCAGCCCAGGATGAACCGAAGCTCTTTGAGCTTGCATCGGCTTTTTTTGTTGTGTCGCTTAGTTCGCCGATGTCTTTCCGGACGTTCTTAATATCATCCGATGCCTTGTTCAAGGCGTCTAATACGATTCGGAGTCGCTCGTCAGCCATCGTTTTTCCTCAGTTCGTCAATATCCAGCACGATGTTATACAGGTCTTCATGTTCTCGTTTCCACTTCGCCGCCTCGCCAGGCCTGTTTCCGTTCCGGTAGTATTGTCTGTGGGCATGGTAGACGTTCATCACCATGCGTAGCTTCTGCATCAGTCCAGCCGGTTGGTCGTAGAGTCCACCGGCCGCAGGTAAGGCGCCATACTGCTCGACTTGCAAACCGAGGTCAAGCAGGTCTGGCAGCTCGGCCGCTTCGTCTCCGGCGGCATAGTCCGCAACGGCGATCAGGATAAAGGGTCGATGTTACTTGCCTCGTTGATCATCTTGGCGATGCACTCGTCGGATAACCAGCGGATGAAGGCCGGACTTGAATCGTCAACTTCTTTGTCGGTCAGCGTGGGTTCAACAAAGAAGCCGCACTTGATCGCCGCCTTAACGCTTTCACCTCGCCACTCGATCATGGTCATGTCTTTCTTGTCCTGCATCAGCTTAGAGTAGTCCACCAACTGCTTCTGTGTGATTTCAGCAAGGACGCATTTTCCAAAACGGTCGTGTGTATATTCTGGCATTTTATTCCTTTCTATTAGACTAAGGCGTTTATTCCGCTCTTGGTGTTAATCTTCAGCCAGTTCTCGAAGGTCGGATTGTACACGCCGTCGAAGACCAGATCATAGGTCATCACGCCATTGCGATCCTGGAATAATTGCGGTGCGCTCATGGTGTGTCCTGCGAACTGGATTTCCAGTAGGTCATCTGTGCCGTTGGTATAACTGATTTCAATCTGGCGCTCTAGGATAGCATTGGTTGCGGCAAGCATGGCAATCAGGTAGTCGTCAGTGGTGTCGTTCAGTTCCAGCGACAGCCGAAGCTGCCCGCTCCACTTCTGGTCGTTCCAGGTAGTAGGCGTGCAATCGCCCAGGTATCCTCGGTACTGCCGGTTGGCGTTGATTGTCAGTTCCCAACTGAACGCAGAACTGGCAATAGCTGTCGCTCCCATTGTGCCCGCCCAGGCATCAATAGCAAGGGCAGCCATACATCCGGTTACCCTCGTTAGACCCGTGCGCTCGGGTAGACTCTCCAGAGCTCCGGCAACGACCTTGCCGCCGATTAATGACCCGCCCACCTGGATGCCGCCGTTGTTCGTTCCAGACATCGTGAGGGTGGTCAGACTGGCATCCTGCATCTGCCAGACCTCGTTCGCTTGGCCCCATTGCAGCGTCATAAATGTTGGGGTCACCGCGGCTGTCAATGGTGCGGCATAAGCCCGTGTATAAGGGCCAGTTCCGCTCGGTGTGGCGGCCGAGAACAGACTGTCAAGCCAGTAGTTCAAATCCTCGAAGGTCTCGTCAGGAACCTCAAAGGTCGCGTTGCTGGCGTAACGGTCCAGCACCGTTTGGTGGGTGGGGGCAAGCGTCCCTCGCAGTTGGTCAAGCGCCCTGGTTTCAAGCTCTGGCGTCAGCGCAAAGCTGGATACGCTTTGAAGTTTCGCCGTTGCCGTCGCGTTGGCTGTTCCAAAGGCGGTCTGCTTTCCTCTCTGTAAAATATTGTGTGCATTAAGCATCTTTCACCGATCCTTCTGTATCGTCCTCTCTGATCGCAGTGTACAACTTGAGCGTCAAAGCCGGTTTTGTCAATTCGCTCGGATATGACAGCCACTCATCCTCGGTCATATCGCGCGCGGGTAATCCGATCATGTAGCCATGATCCATATAAATAAACTTCGTATGTCCTTTTTTAGCCACTCAGCACCTCATTAATTTGCAGTAGGCATAACACGCCCGTGAAGTAGTTTCCTGTTCCGCTGGGCCACTCGTACTCGCCAGGTATCATCTGAAAGCTCTCCAGTGTGGAGTTCGGGGTCGGCGCTTTGCCGAACGTCCTCATGGCATCCGCATATTTTCCGCAGTAGTCTATTAATTGCGGCGCGTGTTCTTTTAGCCCGATGCCCTGGGCAACCGGCTTGTATATGAACAGGTCTGGGATTTGCCAGCTAACGGTCACGGTCTTACCAATTGCGATGAACGCACCTTCGCGCCCCTCCCCTGGGTTTTCACCGATCGGCAGCAGCAGGCGGGTCTTGTTGAGCGTGGTGTTGGCGGCCTGCGGCAGTTCGGTGAGGTTCTTACACCCAACCGATGAAGAGTCGGTCAGTGTGATGGTTACGCCATCGAGTGCGGTATAGATAGCGGTGATTTCACTCATATCCGCCTCCGGTACTTGTCAAGGATCATCTGCACATCTTTCGGCAGCTGCGATGGCATGATCGTTATACCGTCGCCGGTCATCATGGGGCGGTCAACATCAGCCGCTGTGTCCTTTTGCTTATACAGAAAGGCCGCAAGCCGAATGCAGGCGTGAACGATGTCATTGGGCGCAGTCGCGCTATAGCCCCAGGTGCCGGCAACTGCAATCTCACTGTCTGAGTCGGTGAACTCCCAACTCGTGTCTCCATCCAGACGTATAGCCCACTTAGGCGTTTCGTTACGAGGTGCGAGGCGATAGTTGGCGCTCGCTATCTCCGTGCCATCACCGTTTGTCAGGGTCGTGACGCTCAGGAGATCGTAACCCCAGAGATACAACCACCTCCCTTCAACGTTGTCTATGGTGAAATATTTTGTCAGAGTGGCGGCTTCAAACAGACGCCCGGTGTACTCCTCAATGATTTTCTGGGCTCGCGCTATCAGACTGCCGATCAGAGTGTCATCCGTTGATGCCGATATACCGAGATAGGTTTTTACATCAGAGGCAGTCGTGTAGGCCATTACTCAGCCTCCATCCTGTTCTTGATCGTCTTGGTACTTGCTTTGCTGGGCTTTTTGACAATCTTGACCGCCGGCACGTCCGGCTCTCCCAGTATCTCAATGTATCCAGCCCGGAAGAAATCATCAACTTTCTCGGTTGGAATGTTCACAACCATGCCAGGCTCATATATCGCGCCGCTCACAAAGTGTTTTAAAATCTTTACGCGTGTCATAGACTCATATCCTTCTTTCGTGGGGTATATCGGCAATCCGTTGGTTTCGATATGCCCGCATTTGACATCAAACCTGCATATTTGTTTCATTCCGTGTTTTGTGGCATCCACCGCTATCGCCCAATCGGGCGGGTAGCTGCTGCCTGACGCACGGAAGTCGAATTTCTCCAGCACATCACGCCTGAAAAGCGTGAAACCCATCCCAACACCTGTCACCCGCGCCCATCCCCGCCGCATTGCGGCCGCATAAGCACGCGGTGTATAAGTCAGCGACTTTTGCAAGTTCGGGCTGTCCTGAATGTAGTTGAATGCGTTCACGCAGTAGGCCCCGTGCCGAAGCATGTACAAACCATATACAATCGGCGCGTTAACCTCTAATAGTTTGATAAGCCCGTCTCTGGGTACAAGCATATCATGTTCAAACGTGACCAGGGCGTCGTACCCTTCATCAACCACACGCCGCTGAATCTGCTGATATTGGTGCAAGGTGTTCTTATGCTTTCCTTCTGGGCCATAAGGGTTGTCAAGCCCGATCACCCAATCGGCCTCGTACTCTTCCGGTATCTCAAGATTATAGAAACTATCCACTGCTGCGGGCCAGGCCTGGATAATGCCATCCATCTCGTAGGTCGGCATAAAAATTAGCAGCCTTTTATGCTTTGCGGTCATATCCTCTTCCATTCAACTGG